CCTGATCGCATGACCGAAATCCTGAAAGCCCTCGACGCGATCACCAGCCGCGTCCTCGCCTACCGCCCAAAGGACAAGGGGGTCGCCGCTACCAAGATGCGGGACCAAATCAAAAAGGCGGAAAGGAAGGCGAAACGTGAGGAAAGGGAGTGAACTATATAATTCCCCTGATTATCGCCTTCAATCCCAAGGACAGCCAATGAGCGTCGCCGCCAAGAAGCGCCGGAAGCGCGAAAGCCGCAAGATCGCCCCGCCGCCCAAGCCCGAGGCCGCGAACAACAACGCGCCCAAGGCCACGCCCAAGCGCATGGGCGGCATTGACTGGCTGGTGTCCAAGAAGCGCCTAGACCGCCTCCAGGCCGCCGCAGGAAGGCGCTACGGCATCGACGGAAGGCTTGCGGCCATCTCCGGCCTCGCCCCGCTCCGATCCTGCCTCAACGACACGCCTCGCGGCTCCGGCGCCCATGCTCTCCCGCTCGCCATTCAGGAGACGGACGCAAAGGCCAGCCTGGCGGAAGCCCAGGTTGCACTCAGCCTGCATCCGGGGATGATGGCGGCGCTTGAGATGGTCTGCATCCGGGATTTGACGCCCTGGGAAGCGTTGCCCGGCGCACCTCAGCGAGAGGTCGAACGGATGACCAACACGCTCCTAATTGCGTTGGACCTGCTGGCGAGCCACTATCGGTTGGGATAGGGCTTGCCGAATAGCTAAAACCGTGGGACAAATCACTAAGAGCCGAAGTCGCGCTTGAGCGCCCGGCCACCCAGCTTCGCCCCCGAGCAGGCCATCACCTCCCGCATAGCGTAAACAGAGCGCCAGTCTCGCGGGGCGAAACCTTCCCACATCGTCAGTTTCGGCATGAAAGGCCCTGACCCATGGCTCGCGTGACCCAGCGTGGCATTGACGCCGCGCTTCCCTTTGCAGGCACGACCGTTTTCCACAGCGGCCAGGCTGCACCGCCCACCACCACGACCGGCACCGACACCACTCCGGTCATCACCGAAGAATATGTGGCCGAAGTGTTCGTTCCGATGAACGCCCTGCTGACCGGCGTGTCGGTGCTCAATGGCTCCGCTGTGTCCGGCAACTACACGGTGATCCTGTACGACTCCAATGGCGGCATCGTCGCCAACAGCGCCAGCACCGCGCAGAGCGGGACGGCGGCCTATCAGAAGGTTCCGTTCGCCTCGACCTACCTCGCCAAGGGGCCGGCGAAGTATTTCGTCGGCATCCAGATCGACAACACCACGGCGCGCATCCGCACCCACATCCTGGGCAACTTCGGTGCGTCGAAGAAGACCAGCCAGACCTACGGCACCCTGACCGCCCTGACGGTTCCCACGACCTTCACCACGGGCGTCGGCCCGATTGCCGACACGTACTAACCGAGAGGGCTAATGGCTAAGGGCCGACCCAGCACATACACGCCCGAACTGGCGGCTAAGATCCTTGAGGAGATGACCTACGCGGACGGCGGGCTTGAAGAGGTCTGCTCTCGCGAGGGAATGCCATCGGATCGGAGCGTGTATCGTTGGCTCGCCCAGCACGAGGATTTCCGTCAGGCGTACACACGCGCGCGGGAAGTCATCGCAGACGTTCAGGCCTCAAGGGCTCTGAGGGACGCGCTGACGGCGACAGATGCCTCCCTTGGCCGCCTGGCCTTCGACGCTCGCCGTTGGTCGGCCAGCAAGCTCGCTCCGAAGAAGTACGGCGACGCCGTGCAGATGAAGCTCACCGACAACGAAGGTGGGCCGGTTCAACAGGTGATCCGATGGGCGCAGACGGATACGGAGGCCACGCCCGATCCGTCGAAATCGTAGTCCCGTACCTCCCTCGGAAGGTCTGGCTACCGTACCACAACAGCCCTGCCAGGTGGCGGGTCAACGTCGCTCACCGAAGGGCTGGCAAGACCGTCGCGCTGATCAACGAATGCATCAAGGGCGCCCTGACCTGCTCCCTGCCAAGCCCTCGCTTCAGCTACATTGCTCCGTTCCTCAACCAGTCGAAGGCCATCGCTTGGGACTATCTCAAGCACTACGCCGGGGCGATCCCTGGGACGACGTTCAACGAGAGCGAGCTGCGCGCCGATCTGCCCAACGGCGGCCGGGTGCGTCTGTTCGGAGCCGACAACCCCAATGCCCTGCGCGGGCTCTACCACGACGGCGTTGTGCTCGATGAGTTCGGGGACATGGACCCGACCATCTGGACGGAGGTCATCCGCCCGGCGCTTTCCGACCGCAGGGGCTGGGCGACGTTCGCTGGCACACCTCGCGGCAAGAACTCGTTCTACGACCTGCGCAATCGCGGCCTGAAGGGCGATGCGGACTGGGAAACCTGGATCTTCAAGGCCAGCGAGACCGGCCTTCTCTCCCAAGCCGACCTGAAGGACGCGCGGGACAGCATGGACCAGAGCACCTACTCCCGCGAATACGAGTGCGACTTCGACGCCTCAATCGAGGGCGCCTACTACGCCAAGGAGATGGCGAAGGCCGAGGCCGAGAAGCGCATCTGCCGGGTTCCTGTGGAGCCGACCGTCAAGGTGGATACCTGGTGGGACCTTGGGATCGACGACGCGACGGCTATCTGGTTCGTGCAGGACGTCGGCCAGGAACGCCGGATCATCGACTATCTGGAGGTGTCGGGGGAGGGGCTTCCTTCCATCGTCAAGCGGCTGGACGCCAAGGACTATCGCTACGGACGCCATATCCTTCCCCACGACGCCGAGGCGCGGGAGCTGGGCACGGGGGTCAGCCGCACCGAGACCCTAACCAAGCTGGGCCTGCGAAATATCGACATCATCGGCCAGCAGGAAGTCGCAGACGGCATTAACGCGGTTCGTTTGATGCTTTCCCGCTGCTGCTTCGACGCAGATCGGTGCGAGCGCGGGATCGAGGCGCTGAAGCAGTATCGCCGGGAGTGGGACGGCAAGCGCCAAGTCTGGCGAGAGCGCCCGCTTCACGACTGGGCGAGCCATGCGGCTGACGCCTTCCGCTACGGGGCGTTGTCCCGACCGATCAACAAGACCCCCAAGGCCCTGGCCTTGCCCTCCATTGGGATTGTCTGACATGTCCTATCGCAATGACCTGATCCCCAGCCAATGGGAGGCCAACACGCCCTCGGACAGCGCGTTCGTGGACTATGTGGGCCTCTACGTCGGCACCACGGGCAACGTCGCCGTTCAAAGCGTCGCCGGGACGACCGTGGTGTTCACCGCCGTTCCGGCCGGCGCGATCATCCCAGGCCGCTTCATTCGAGTGATGAGCACGAGCACGACGGCCTCCACCATCTTGGGCGCCAAGGCGATCTAAGTTGGACCTTTCAGACGGCGACCTGCTCAAACTCGTCCGCACTGAACGCCAGCGGTCCGTTGGCTTCGGCGAGGGCGACGGCGGCGAGCTTGTCGCGACCCGTGAACGCGGGCTGAAGTATTCTCAGGGCCAGATGGATGACCTTCCGCACATGGAAGGCCGTTCGGGCGCTGTGTCCACCGACCTGGCGGAAGCCATCGAGACGGTGCTTCCCGACGTCATCGAGGTGTTCGTGGGCGGCGATGACGTCGCTACCTTCATCGCGAATGACGAGCAGGACGAGCCACAGGCGCTCATTGAGACGGAGAGCGTCAATCACGTCGTCTTCACCGAGAACGAGGGCTTCCTGATCTTCTACAGCGCGTTCAAGGATGCGCTGCTGAGCCGCACGGGCTTGTTTCATTGGTGGTGGGAAGAGGAAGAGGACGAAGAGACCTATACCGGCCCGGCGCAGGAGCTTGCCGCGCAACTGCTTCAGGCCGGCGTTGATCTGACCGACGCCGAAGCGACGCAAAACGATGACGGCACGATCTCTGTTGAGATCCCGTACATTCGCGGGCGGGTCTGCATCAAGGCCTGGCCGAGCGAGGACTTCTCCGTAGCCTCCGAGACGGTAAGCCTTCGCGATACGACCTATTGCTGTGCGCGGTCGCGCCAGCGGGTTCAATCGCTGATCGCGAATGGCATCGACGCCGAGAAGGCGCGGGCGCTCCCGGCCTATGTCCGCCCCGACGCCGTGAGCGAAACCCGAGATGAGGCGGGAGAGCATGACTTTGGCAAGGTCGCCGGGACCGGCGACCTTCGCATGGTCGAAGTCCGCGATCACTACATCCGCCTTCTGGATGGCAAGGAGCTGAAGCTCTGGCGCGTCACGACAGACAGTGAAGAGACGACGCTTCTCGAAAAGGAAGAGGTCAGCGCAATCCAGTTCGGCGCGGTGACGCCGTACATCAACGCCCACCGCTTCTACGGTGAGAGCGTCGCGGACAAGTTGTTCGAGGTTCAGAAGATCAAGACGGCGTTCCTGCGCATGTTTCTCGACAGCGGCTATTTCGCGCTTAACCAGCGCATGGAAGTCTCGGACGCCGCGTCGAACGAGCACACCATCGCCGACCTACTGCGCAACGCCCCGAACGTCCCCGTTCGGTCGGCCACAGGGGAAGCGGTTCGTCCGATCTCTGCCGGCGGCCTGAACTTCGACCCCCTGGCGGCCCTTGAGTATGGCTCGACCATGGGCGAGGCCCGCACGGGCATCGTGAGGAACGCCCAAGGACTGAACCCGGACACGCTGCACGACACGGCCAAGGGCGCCATTGCGCTACTGGCCGCCGCTCAGAAGCGCGTTCGGATGATCGCCCGCATCTTCGCCGAAACCGGCGTCAAGGATATGTTCCTGGGTGTGCGGGAGACGCTTCGTCAGGGCTACAGCCAGGACGGTGACGACGGCAAGCCGCGCCGGATGCGCCCGATGAACGCCAAACTTTCCCAGGGCTGGAAGAGCATCGACCCGACCAAGTGGCCCGAACGCTCGGGCATGTCTATCGAGGTCGGCGTGGGGTCGGCGGGCAAGGAACATGATCTGATGGTGGCCACGGAAGGCCTTCAGATCGCCCGCGAGCTTGTGATGGAGCAGGGCGGGTTGAATGGCCCGCTGGTCACGGCGGAGAACCTGTACAACCGCCTCAAGAAGTGGTCGCGGGCGGCCGGCGAGAAGAACCCGGAACTGTTTTGGTCCGATCCGGCCAAGGCCCCGCCGCAACCGCCGAAGCCAGACCCGGAAATGGCCAAGGCGCAGGCGCAAATGCAACTTGAGCAGGAGAAAGCCAAGGGCCAGCTTCAGCTACAGGCGATGACGGCGCAATCGGATGCGCAGATCACGTCGGCGAAAAACGAGGCGGACGCGCAGGCCTCAGAGGTTGCTGCGCAGCGCGCCCACGAACTGGCGGTGATGAAGATCCAGGGCGAACTTCAGCTTAAGCGCGAGACGACGGAAGCCGAACTCGCCATGAAGCGCGAGCTGTTGGCGGCGGAACTTGAGATGAAGCGCGAACTGGGCCTGCTGAACGCCAAGGTGGCGCATGAAACCGGCATGGCGAAGGTCAACGCCGCGTCTGGCGGTGTGTCTGAAGTCAACCCTGGGGGCGAGCCCGGATGACCGAGGAAGACCGCATCAACCGAGGTTTCCAGGCCTCCCACGAACTGCGCGTGACCCAGGAGGCGTTCGACGGCGTGCGGGCGCATCTCATCGACCAGATGTGCGCAATGCCCTCGACCGAGCCCGAGAGGGTTCTCTCCTATCACCGCCAGCTTGAAGCCCTGGCCCTGGTCCGCAAGGCCATGATCCTCACTGTGAACGACGGCGATGTGGCGCGTGCCTACGCCGAAGCGGCTGAACAGGCCCCGCACTAGCTCCGAAACTGCCCCAAAGGCCAAACATGTCCGAACCCCTGACCATTGATCAGGCGGTGTCCACCCTCGTGGGTGAACCCGAACCCCAGGAAGACGCCGTAGAGGCTCTGGAAGCGCCCGCTGAGGCCGCTGAAGAGCCCACGGAAGAGAATGCCTCCGACACCCAGGAGGAAGACCCCGACGGCGAGGCTGAAGAGCCCGGCGACGACGGGGAAGAGAAGCCGGAAGAGGAAGCCGAGGCCGTTGCGCCCGTTGATCCTCCGGTGTGGTGGAAAGCCGAAGCCAAGGCCCGGTTCGCTGAGTTGCCCCCTGAACTTCAAGCCGTCGTGTTTGAGCAGGAACAGGTCCGCGAGAAGGTCGTGAGCGAGGCGAAAGCCCAGGCCGCCCAGACGGTCCAGGCCGCGCAGAAAGAGATGGAGGGGGTTCAGACCCTCGCCGCGCAACTCGCCGAATTTCTCCCGCAAGCCCTCGAAACCTTCGAGAGCCGCTGGGGAAAGCAGCCCGATTGGGCCGCTGTGGTGCAGGAGCGCGGGGCGGAAGAAGCCTTCGTCTTGAAGTCCCAATGGGAAGCCGAGCAGCAGCAGCTTCGTCAACTCAGCCAAGCCAACGATCAGGCCAAGGCGCAGGCGCATCACGCCTATGTCAAAGCCGAGTTCGTCCGCCTGGCCGAGATCGCGCCCGAACTGGCCCCCGACGTGTCCGACCCCACGAAAGGGGCTGAGGCGCGCGTGGAGGTCACGCAGTATCTGGAAGGCCTTGGCATCCCTCGCGACGCCATCGTCCAGATCAGCGCGACGGAAATGCTGATCGCTCGCAAGGCCCAGCTCTGGGACAAGGCGCAGGCCCAACCCAAGGCCCTGGCGACCAAGATCAAGCCCGCAGCCCCCGCGAAGAGCCCGGTTCGTCCGGCTGCTTCCGTCCCGGCGGCGACCCCCCAACGCATCGGCGCTCAGGCCGCCAATCGCTTCGCTCAGACGCGGAGTGTTGACGACGCCGTGGCGATGCTTCTCGCAAGGAAATAGGCGATGACCGCCCCCACCAACACCATCACGTCGGCGACCCCCAACGTCGGCGTTCGCGAAGACCTGGAAGACAACATCTATCGCGTCGCCCCGGAGGAGACCCCGTTCACCTCCAACATCGGCACGACCAAGGCCAAGGCCATCTATCACGAGTGGCAGACGGAAACCTTGGCCGCGGCCTCGGCGACCAACGCACAGCTCGAAGGCGATGACTACAGCCTGTCCGCCGGCAACCTGACCACGCGTCTCGGCAACACCCTCCAAATCCTGGCCAAGACCGGCGGCGTGTCGGAAACCCAGGAAGTGGTGGACAAGGCCGGCCGTGACAGCGAACTGGCTCGCCAGAAGGTGCTGAAGACCATCGAGATGAAGCGTGACTTCGAGATGCGCGCCATCGGCAACTATGCCGCCGTGGCCGAGTCCGGCGCCACCACGCGGAAACTGGGCAGTATTCAGGCCTTCATCACCTCCAACGACAGCCGGGGTTCCGGTGGTTCGGACGGCGGCTTCTCGGCCTCTCCTGGCCCGGCGGCGGCCACGGACGGCACCCAGCGGACCTTCACGGAGAGCCTGCTGAAGTCCGTCTGGGCGACCACGTTCACCAGCGGTGGCAAGCCGACCCAGATCTACATGGGCGGCACCCACAAGCAGCAGTTCTCGGCCTTCACCGGCATTGCGGACATCCGCGCTGACGTGTCGGGCAAGTCGATGGCGACCATCTACGGCGCCGCTGACGTCTACGTGGGTGACTTCGGCGCTCTGACGGCCATCCCGCACGCCTACGGCCTGTCCCGTGCCGCGGTGCTGGTCGATCCGAAGATGGCGGCTGTCGGCACCCTGCGCGGGCTGTCGTCCAAGGCGCTGGCCTCTTCCGGTGACAACGAGAAGTTCCTCGTCGTGATGGAAAAGACCCTCGTCGTGAAGAACCAGGCCGCTCATGCGGTAATCGCAGATCTTAGCTGATCCATCTGAGCCCCGCTCGTGTCATGCCGAGCGGGGCTCCTCTTTCACAAGGATAATTCATGGCTGGTATTTCCCGCGCCAAGTCGAACGCCATGGCCGCCGAAGAGGCCGCCAAGCACGAGGCCCTGAAGAAGCGCGCCGCGCGCCAGGCCGCCCAACGCCTGATCGAGCCCGGCCCGGCCGCCGAGGTGGTCGAGTGCGTGGTGCTTCCCCAGGGCGCCGACAAGATCAGCATGGGAAGCCACATCGGCGGCCTGGGCGAGGCCCATTACGAAGAGGGCGAGACGTTCTCCATCGAACTGCCCATCGCCGTGAAGCTCTACGACCGGGGCTTCGTGAATTTCGAGGGTGGCCGCGCCGCGTCCGACGCCGCCAAGACCGCCCGGTCCCGTGAGATCGCCGCACAGATGCAGGCCGACGCCGATCTTCAGGCCGCGCTGGACGCCTAGCCGTGTCGGAAAAGAACTTCCTGTTCCGCTCGTCTGCCGGCATCGACCACTGGATGGTCACGGACGGCAAGGACACGAGGTTCGCGTCCACCCAAGCGACGGACGACATCATCGACCGCAACAAGGCGATGCTGACGCACAATGATGGCTACACCCCGTCGCGCGACATGCGCCGCGTCGCCAGCGTCCCCTACATCGTCGGGCTTCAATGGCTGAATGAAGAGGGGTGGTGGTTCATGGACCCGGAAAACGCCCACAAACTCGCCGCCAAGCTCAACTCGTCGGATTGGGCGCATCTGCGCACCGCTGAGGGCCGCCTTGGCGTGTCTAATGGGGTCATGAGGTAGATGGCCGTCATCTCGACTTACGCGACCCTACAGACAGCCCTGGCGAACTGGTCGGAGCGGTCGGACCTGACCGCGCTTCTGCCGGATTTCGTGAACTACGCCCATCAGGAGATCGGGCGGACGCTGCGGGCCAATGTGAACCTCCTGGCGGCGGACGTGACGGTCAGCGGCGAGTTCGTCACGGTCCCGACCGGCTTCCGGGCCATGAAGCGGGCCTATTACGACACGACGCCCCGCCGAACGCTCATCATGTGCAGCGCCGAGATGCGGGCGGATATCGTCTCGGAGTTCGCCTCGGGGACCTATGCGTCCCACGTGTCGGTCGAGGGCTCAAGCCTCGCGTTCGGCCCCGTGCCCACGGGGGGCGGGACAGTCAAGACGCTGTATTACGCCACCCCGACCGCCCTGGTGGATGACGCCGACACCAATGCGGTGCTGACGCTCTATCCATTCATGTATCTCTACGGCGCCCTGGCGGAGTTGTTCCGCTACATCGAAGACGACAACAACGCCGACCGCTATGAGACGCGCTTTCGGGGGCTGATCAAGGACACGAACCTTTCGGAAGCCCAGGACGCCCTGCGTGGCGCGACCCAGGGCCGTTCCAATGGGGGCGTGGTGTGATCCCGGTTCCGATCAATGCCCCGTCGATCCTGCAACCGTTCATGCAGTCGGTGGCTGACGCGATCCAGGAGCTTCAGGTCCCGACCTATCCGCACGCGGCATACCGCACGGCTTCGACCACCCTTCCGCCGGCAGCATCTTACCCCGGCAGCATCATCGACCTTTCCGACCTGAACACCGTGGCCAAGTCGGACGGGGTGAACTGGCGGCGTGTAGACACGGGGGCTGCGCTTTAAACCATGCCGAGCACGTACACCAATGAGCTGGCTCTCGAGATGCAGGCGGCTGGCGAAAACCTCAACGTCTGGGGCGACACAAAGCTGAATTATGCTCTGGCGCGCCTGTCCAAGGGCATCGCCGGGATGCGGACGATTGCCCTGACCGGCAACTATTCGCTGACGTCGTCCAACTCGGCCAATCCCGTCTCCGCCCCGGAAAACCTCGAAGCCTACCACGCCTGGCTGAAGTTCACCGGCACGGGCACGTTCACGGTGACGATCCCAGCGAAGGCCAAGGAGTTTACGATCTGGAACGCCTGCACCGGGGCGGTGACGATCACGACGGGCGCGGGCGCCACGGTTTCAGTCGATCCCGACGCCGTGGTCAAGATCGTCTGTGACGCGGCCAATGTGAAGGAACTTGGCTTCGCGGCGCTTGGCCTGAAGGCCTATATCGACAGCGCGATCCTGGCCACGACGGGTAGCCTTCCGGCGACCACGGGCAACAACGGCAAGGCGCTGGTTTGCGTGGCCGGGGCCTGGACGCCGACGCTGCTGACGCTCTCCTACATCAGCGACTACAGCGCCGCTGCCGCCTCTGACGTCCGCACCGGGACCAACGCCACCAAGACCATCAACCCGGCGGCCCTGACCGGCTCTGCGGCCTTCCAGACCCTCACCGACGCCGCGACCATCGCGTGGGACATGGCGAGCGGCTACAACGCTAAGGTCACGCTGGGCGGGGCCAGGACGCTAGGCGCGCCCACGAACATGATCGAAGGGCTCTCTGGGGTCCTGCGGGTCATTCAGGACGGCACGGGCTCAAGGACGCTGGCCTATAACGCCTGCTGGGACTTCGGTGCCATTGGAGCACCTACGCTTACTACGACCGCCGCCGCTGAGGATCTGATTTTTTGGGTCTGCACGGACGCGGTTACGCCGCTGTTCAAGGCGACGTTCTTCGCGAGCGCCTGATGCCGTTCCCTTACGCCCTTCCCCTGGGTGTGGCCGCCTTCGACCCGGCGGCCTCGGCGCTTATCGCCCGGATGAGCCCTTCTCCGTCCTATGCGCGCAAGGTGCTGATCAACCAGACAGTCACGTCGCTGAAGCGGTATGGGATCTGGTCGAAGCTCGACGTCCTGCACGTCTATGCCGCGCACAGCCAGAACCCGGCCCTGCTGAACTGGATAAGCACGAGCTACACCGCGACGAACAACAGCGCGACCTTCACCGCGGATCGGGGTTTCACGGGTGACGCGGCGACGGCTTACATCTCGATGAGCTATGCCGCCGGAACTGGCCAGTTCGCGCAGAACGATCACTGTTTCGGGGCGTGGGCTCGGACGGCGGGCGGCTCGAACACTTCGATCATGGGCGCCGGGAACGTCCTCGGCAACTCGATGGACATCAAGTTCGGCGGCGCGCAGCTTGTGTTCCGCGACGCGACGTTCGCAAACACCAACAGCTTCACGGCGACCAACACCGGCCACATCGCGCAGTCCCGCACAGCATCGGGCACGTTCGACACCTACCGCGCGGGTAGCCTGCTGGGATCGCCATCCCGCAGCGTCACGAACCCGACCGGCAATTTCACCGTGCTGGCCATGAACCTCGACGGTTCGCCCGCCACCTTCACGGGCGGTCAGATCGGCGCGGCGCACCTTGGCAAGGGCCTGACGGCAACGGAAATCGCCAATCTCGCGACCATCCTTCAGACCTACATGACGGGGGTTGGGGCCTGATGCGCATCGACCTCGACATCCCCCCGGGCATCATCAGCGATGATACGTCCTTCGCCTCGGCTCCGCGCTGGCGTGATGGGTCGAACGTGCGCTTCCGGCTAGGCCGCCCGCAGATCATCGGAGGCTGGGAACTGCTGGTTTCAACCGCCCTGACCGGCGTCTGTCGCAACATCTTCCCGTGGACCGATAACAGCTCGATCATCAACATCGGCTTTGGAACCCATTCGGCGCTTCAGGTGTGGCAGGGCGGCGCACTCTACACCATCACGCCGACCCTGGCGCTGCCGGCCATCACGCTGCCGTCTGCGACCCCCATCGCGACGTCCAACGGCACGCCGACCATCGTCGTCACCTGGAACGGTCATCCGTTGATCGTCGGTGATAGCGTGGTGATTTCCGGCGCCTCTCCGGTGGCGACCGTCACCATCAACGGAACGTGGACGCTTACGGCGGTCACAACCAACACCTTCACCTTCACCGCCGGGTCGAACGCCAGTTCCACGACCACAGGCGGCGGGTCTGCGGTTGTCGTCACCCCGCAAAGGGCCTTCTCGGCGGGCTCTATCGATGGCACGGGCGGGGCAGGGTACGGCACCGGCGCCTATTCGACCGGCACCTATTCCAGCCCCTCGACGGCGGATTATTTTCCCCGGACGTGGAGCATGGCGGCATGGGGCGCGAACCTCATGGCCTGTGCGCGCAACGGTCCGATCTTCGGTTGGACGAACGCCACGGGAACCCCTGCTGCGCCCATCGCCAATTCACCGCCGCAGGTCACGGCCATGCTGGTCGCTCCCCAGCAACGGCAGCTTTTCGCCTTCGGTTGCAATCAAGAGAGCAGCGGGCTCTTCAACGCGCTCTGCATCCGTCACTCGTCGGTCGGGACCAACACGGAGTGGACGACGACCCTGACCTCGACCGCCCGCGAGTACATCCTGGCCGGTGGCGGTCGGATCGTGTCGGCTCGGATGATCGGCAACTACATCGCCGTGTGGACCGATATCGGCCTGCACCTGGGAACCTATGTCGGATCCATCACCCAGCCGTGGCGGTTTGATCGGGTCGGAGAGCATTGCGGCCTGATCGGTCCGAACGCAGCCATTGTCGTGGGCCAGACGGCCTTCTGGCTCGGGCCTGACCTTCAGTTCTACAGCTACAGCCTCGGGGGGGCGGTTTCCGGGGTCGAATGCCCGATCCGCGAAGACCTGGTGCAGTATCTCGCGGCGTCCCAATCCGACAAGATCACGGCTTGCTCCATCAGCGAGTTTTCCGAAATCCGCTTCGACTATCCCGACAGCCGGGATGGGTACGAAAACAGCCGCTATATGTCCCTCTGCGTTGCCGGCGGTGACGTCGGGGCGTGGCACAAGGGGATCATGGCCCGCACCGCCATGGTGGACGCGGGGCCGACCGTTTCGCCTGTGGGCGTCACCTATGACGGTGCGGTCTATTGGCATGAGCGGGGGCATAGCGCGGATGGCGCGGCTATGGCGTCCTTCATCGAGAGTTCAGACCAGTATTTCAGCGAGGATTTCACGGCTCTGGTGCGCGGCTGCTGGCCCGATGTACAGAACCAGACCGGCGCAGTGAGCCTGACCCTGACGGTCCGGTATAAGCCGCAGTCGGATGAGGTGGTCTATGGTCCCTACGCCATGGCGGCCAGCGAGGACAGGCTGGACTTCCGGGCCAAAGGGCGGCTGTTCAAGGTGAAGTTCAGCGCCAATTCCGGCCCGTCTGACTGGCGTCTGGGCAAGCCGATTTTCGACGTGGTGCA